ACAATTAAAAGCAGAACAACTATGCTCATCATTGAGCAAGCTCGTATTACTGAATCTTTTATCATGTTTCAAAAAATTGCTAACGTTTTAAGTATTATCTCTTTTCTTATGGTAACTTCTGTTATCGGTGGAGGGTACTTTGGATATAAATATGTAACATCAGAACAGTTTAAAACTAAGATGATGAATCAAGTTATGGGTAATGTTCAAGGACTGATGCCAAAAATATTAGATAAAGGATTACCAGAAATGACAGGCCCATCTCTACCTACGACTAAAATCCCTACCCTTCCTAAATTTTAATTGGAAATACCTGAAATAAGTATTCCTGAGATTTATATTCCAGACGTTCCAGAAATATATACTCCTCATTATATAACTATTACTGAGCCACCTGAGATTGATGCTCCTGGTTGTACTTATCAGCATCGAGACATAAAGAATACTGGTAATCGTAATTTGCTTATCGAGGACAAAAATGGCGTATTCACTTCATGTGATTTTCCCTTTCCTAGCTTTGTACCGCTTGATTATTCTCCAGAGAACTTAGTAATTGTAGAAGAAGTTCCAATGAACAGTCCTACTCCTGATCTTCCTAAAACTGAACAAGCTGAAATACCAAAGATACCAGAAGATAAACCACCAGTTTTACCACCCTGCCCTGGTAAAAACGACCAAAGAGTAGGAGATTTTCGTAACGATAAAAAGTTAGAACGTGTTATTTCTCACGAAAGAGGGCAAGATGGAAGTGAATGTATAACTATCTATGAAACAGTTGAGTGGAAAGATCAGTACATACCTTCTGCCCCTCAGTTTGTTGGGGTATTTACTTTGGCTTTGGTTGGGGCATCTGCTCCCGTTGTTTTGGGGCTTGTACGGCCAATAGTTAAGCAAGTCGTGACAAAGCTGACAAAGAAGAAAGATAAGGTATAATAAATATTAAGTAATCATCCCTGTGCCACGCAGAGAGAAATACTCTGTCTCTGTAGTATAGGATTGACGATTACTTAATAAGCAAAAGAACTTTTATCCACAGCTAACACTCACTAGATAAGGGCGAGCTTTTGCTTACTTTAATTTATGAGTATGTGGGATAACTTGATTCGGTGGAACAGTAACTACAATATCTTCACAAGTAATAGCACTAGGAGTATTAGGCTTGAAGGTAACACCTAACTTTGCCTGTTTTGCACACATCTCCAAACGATATAAACTAATTTCCATTTTTGTCTTTTTAATCAATAATTCTTGTGCTTCCATGTTTATTTCTGCTGCTCTATGACATAGCTCTCCACCACGACCCAAAGGTATATTGAACTGCATAGAAATACCATAATTTAAGTTATAGTTATCCTTTTCAAATCTTGGAGTTTTAGTTGTATATTTAACTGCTCCTGTAGTTTCGTCATAAATATCCTGATAAGTGTATTCTTCTATGGGTCGATTAAATGACCAAGAATCGGTTAGATAGGGAGTGATTGTCATGCTTGGAGAAGTACAGGTAATTCCCTGCGAATATCTATTTTGTGGCAAGGAAGATGGGGTTATCATTGTTGCGTTATTATTTACTACACCCTGTGCTGTACTGTTAGGAGAAGCTACTGTAGTATTAGCCAAAACCCTTGCAGGGCAAAGAATTAGAGCTATTGCCCAAATGTAGTTGTAGTTTCTGTTGTTGTGCTTGTATTTATTGTTCTTGTTATTGTCGTTACTGTGTCTAATCCTGGGGTTATTAGAGTTTCTTGAAGAGAAAAAGCTGAACCTGGGGTTGATATTTTCCATCTTGGAACGGCTTCTAAGTTTGGTGAAGTCCAACTAAAATTTACTCCTCCAACTGTTTGTTCGGTAAGAGTTGTAGCTGTAGGGTTGATATATCCGTTAAGATCAGCACTTTCGATATTGTGTCCAGAACTTGAGTAGCTATAGCCAGTTCTGTATTGATGACTTGTGATAGTTTCATTTATTACTGATTCAGAAGAACTTGAAGTTGTGCTAGATCCTGAACGAAACTGTGGAACAACAGGTACAGCAAGGGTTCTTATAGGTAATACTAATAAAACTAACCAAAAAAGTCTAGTCAATGGTAATACGAACTGTTGTAGAACCTATGCAACTTGTACCAGATCCTCCAGCAGTACAGGTATGAACACCTGATGAAAGTGATGTCAAAGCAAGCGATCCAGCAGTACCACCTGATATAACTGTTGTTTGTCCACCAAGAACAGGAAGAGTTGCTATTCCGCTTGATGGAGTGATTGCAGTTTGAGATCCATCACCAGCTTGATAACTTTCGCTGAGAGAGAAAGCAGATCCAGCAGTTGTTACTGTTTTATTTGTATGAACTACGTTTGGTATGCCAGAATTATCAAAACTTCCTAAATTTAAACCACCAATTCCGTTAGTAACGATACTATCTCCTGTTCCTGTTGTAGTTGTAATATTGTTTCCGCTTATGCTGTATGAACTAGGAGCAGCATTTGTAATGACGTAAGGAGAGTCAATAGAAATTTGTGCAGAAGTAACAAACTCCTGTTTTATATCAGCATAAACTGGTGCTGAAAACAAAAATAAGAATGGAAGAAGTTTTTTCATTTTTTTGGATCGACTTTAATTACTTCGGGTTTAGTTGTAATTAGCTCAATGGGCTGCTTTATTATGATAGTTTGTACACCTCCATTGGAGTTACCAATAGTACCATTTTCACCTTCTTTCTTTTTCTTTTTAGCTCCCTGTGCTGCATTAACACTAATCCCTAGACCACCTAATATATTTCCAAGTAAACCAGCAGCAAATGTACTATCTACCCTAGGCTGGTCTGGTATATCTATTCCAAATAGTTTATTAGGTAACTTTATATAGCCTAAAGATAAAACTAATAAACACCAGGCAAGAATAAAACCTTGTGCAACTGTAGAAATTAAAAAAGTAATTTTTTCTTGATAATCAGGTTTATCATCATCAAGTTCTTTTATTTTTTTTGAGTTTTCTGCTTGCATAACTCTTTTTTCTGTCATAATAGCCATAGAACCTAATAAAGGCAAAGTGATAGAACTATTAGCAGCTACAAGTGGTGCTTTATTATCTGCAATATTTATATCAGCAGGTTCACTTAGCTATAGAGGTAAAAAGAATAGAGAAGATGTAGTAACCCTTATAACAAAGGTGGAATTAATGTCAGATAAAATGGATTCTATGCATGATGATATGCGTGATATTTATGCAAGATTAAATGGAGTAGAGATAGGTGTGGCATCACTAAAACCAAAAAGATAGTCTACATAAGCGATTACTGCTAGTATTTGTATACCTACACCATTTGTATGTTAAAAATTTTAAAACCTTTATTAATGACTTTCCTTTCTAGTTCTGCCTGTAAGGATTTAATCATTAGCCTTTTAAAAGAGATTTGTAAGAAAAGTTCAAATGATCTTGATGATAAAGCAGTTGAATTTTTAGAACAGCAACTATTCCCTGGTAGAAAGATTAGTAGTTTACCTAGATAGCACTTGCATTAGGTGTAAATATAATTTACTTTTGGTATGCCTATGATACGCAAAGCAGTAGGCAGCTTAAACCCTTTAGATGGATTCCCCTAGAGGGTTTTTGTATGTCGGGAGATCGATCAAGTCCAACACTTGCCCTGTCTTTCCTATGGCGGTAGGTATTCTATAACTTTCAAGTTAGTAAACACTACTCAACTAACTATCAGGCTTCCCGACTATTTTTATTTTGTTACCTCCATAGTTTTAAATTCACAGGTCATAGCAACATCTACTAAATACTTTTGTACTTTTTCTGTTGCTGATTTATTAGCTTCTAAATTTTTCCATTGACCCTTAGTAAGAGATAAATAAACCTCTTTTAGTTCTGCATGAGTTAAGTTTAATAAAGTACCCATTACTTGTTTACCTCCTTACAAGCTAGTTCTATACCTGCATTACAATCTGTAACTGTCATGTCATATAGAGAAGATGAGAGGGCTGTATAAAACAACCCTGTAGCTGAAAGTATCATTAAAAAGTTTTGCATAATTAATTACCCTTATAGTTTGTGATTCTTACCATGTGTTTTTTAGGAAACGTATTATATTTACCTATTTCACTTTTAAGTTCTTTTGGTGCATCTACAATAGTGTAGTCAGCTATTATGCCTAAAGGACTCATTCTAAAATTTTCTGCATCAGAATAGATAATGCCTAAGTCACTATCGGCAGTTTTGTAAAAGTTTCTAGTCATTTGGAAACCTCTCGGTTGTGTTTACAATATTAAATGTACATCAAGGGTATACCCCTGTCAAGTGATTAAAATAAACTTAGTTGTTCTACAGGTACAGGTAGTCTACTTTCATTACCAAACTGGTCACCAAATGCATTTGATATACCATCAAAAGTTCGGCTTCTATCTTTCCAGTTTTTACTATTGCTATACCACGCAGGTAATTTTTTACCACTAGGACTTATATAAAATTCACCTTTATCTACTATCTTTGTTGGTCTTAGTAATGGTAAATTCTTTAACCATAAACAGGTAGACTTCTGAAAAGGGTCACCATATTCATAAGGTTGTATTATCTGGTCAGGTGGTCTAATAGCACTACTGATAACACTAATAGGATTTTCTATACACCATCTAGGTATGTTGCAGTTCATAAGCATACGTACAAAATCCAATGCTTCTTTCTGTTCTTTCTGCTTTCTAAAAAAGTGTTTTGCACCACTACAAGCGAGGTGCTGGCAACTGGGGTGTGCAACCATCAAATCAAATCCATCATTAATAATATCTCTTACATCACCCTGATAATGTTTACCTGGTCTTTCTGTAGGTAAAAAATCACAACTTATGGCATCATGTCCATTTCTAATAAAACTGTCTCTTGTTTTACCACTATATTCACAGGCAACTAATACTTTCATTTAATTAATCTTGCATACTGTTCGATAGTCATAACAACACGCCAGTTATCACCATGTTTACAATTAGGTCTTTTTTTATATCTGACTAATGTAACTGCATATTCTGCTTTTGCATTTATACGTTGTTGTTCTGCTTCTCTAGGCTTCTGTAATACCGCAGCGTTTGTATCTTTCCAGTTTGCTATCTGTATAACAGTATCAGGTATACCTACTAAATCACCCTTATCATTTTCCATACCTGCACCAAAACGTCTTTCAACTTCATAACCTGTAAATTCTGTTAACAATCCACAGGCTTCCCTTTCTGCTTTATCACCTTTGTTTTTTTGTGGGTTCATTTTTGTTCTTTTATTCCTAGCATAAGTTTTAGCATTTCTGGCCATTCACCTGTAGAAAGATTTTCTAAAAATTCATCAATCTGCCAATTACCCCAATAATCTTTTGATCTTCTTTTATTTCCTTCATAAGCACAATTCCCTTTATGGTAAAAACGTATTGGTGCTTTACTATTTTTAGAAAAAGACATAGGGAAATCAACAACACCTTTATTATTTTTTATTGGAAGTCCACAATGCTCACATATAAAGTAAAATTTTGCTTCTTCATCTACATATTTAATATTCATTTTTCTAATTCCTTAATTTTCTTTTTTAGTGCTTCATACTCTACTAAATATTCTTTTGTAGCAAACTCAGATTTATGGTTAAACATATAACGATCACTTAAAGCACCTAATTGTATATGTAAATCATCAATCATTTTTTGTTTCTTCTCTTTAAATTGTTTTGTTAATGCATCTGGTTCTTTTGGTTGTTTAGTCCAATCAGCAACAAGTGTAAGCAACTCTTTTACCCTTTTAAATGCCTGTTCTACTCTTTCTGTTGTTTTCATCTTATAGCCCATGTAAAACCAGTATCTACTTTAATTGCAATACCTTCTTCTCTTTCCTGTTGTTCCCTATCTTCTATAGCTGTTGTAATATCTTTTTTATAACTTTTTAGTTCATTACTATATTCCCATTTTTCTGGTTTGCGTTTTCGTACAGCCTTTACATTATCAATACTAAAAGTACTCATAATAATACTTTCCTGAAAATACTTTTCTAATACCATTTTCTTTTCAGTAATTTGTGTTTCAAGTTCTTTCTTTTGCAGTTGTGCAACTCTAATCTGCCTAAGTAACTGTTCTGGTTGTACGTTCATAATTAAAAAAATCTATGCTCAGGATACATATCTGGTTGCCAATCATCAGGCAGATAAAATAACCATTCTAAATACATTTTTGCAGCGTTCATAATTTGTATATCATCAAATTTACTAAGCCATTCTTCTCGGTCTAGTTGTTCTAGTTCTTCTTCAAATGACATAATAGTTAAATAATAAAGAACAATAATTACATACAGTATGGGGTATACCCTTACAATATGCAACCTCTACTAAAATGGTAACTGTTTACCAAAGTACAAACCCCTTGCTTCTTCATAATCGTACATACATTCCTGTGGGTTATAGTCTTGGGTTTTTATTCCATCAGGTGTAATATATATAACCCTGCATGACCATAATTCTATCTGTGGATAGTTTTGATTTAACAAAGATACATAACCACCCATCTGTAACCTATGGTTTTTCTTTTTATATACCTCTTGTGTTTTAAAATCTGCTAAACATAAAACGCCAGTATCTTTATGCTGCAATATCACATCACAACTACCTGCAATATCTCTTTTCCTATCAATCATACGTAACTCATTAACAACACATTCCCAGGTATTCCACATTCTGTAATTAATCAAATGTTGCACCCAATCTGCATAATCTTTTGCATAAGCTAGTGCTAGTGTTTCATCTTTTGTTTCACACCATATCTGTGCTGCTTCATGTATAGCTGTACCCCTTACAGCAGCCTTTTCCATTGCTTTACTGACATAGGTAGTTTCTTTTATAACTTCAGAAACAGAACGTGCTACATATTTCTTACGTTTTAAATCGTAGTATTTATGTGGTTCTGGATCAAAACGTACAAAAGGGTCTTGTATAAGAATATCTTTAATTTTGCTTTTCATATTCCACAGGATCAAAAGTTACTTTACCTGTAAGAGTATTAGTCCATTTTGGTAATTTTTCTAGAGGTAACGAAGGTCTTGCACCTGATTTTGTACGTAAGATACGTTTCCATTTTCCTGTACCAGTTTCCCTTTCATAACCCATAGCGATAAACCAACCTTCTGATGGTGTATCTAAATCTGATACCTTCATAAGACCTTTATCTACCATTTTCTGTAGTGTCTTTTTTGAATTGCCTAGTAGTCTGTCCATTAGATTAAAAACCCATCATTATCAAACTGTACAATCTTTTGGTTAGGGTGCGGTTTATTTTCATCTACAAAACCTTTATTATTTATTTTACTGATTGTTTCATAGTTTTTTATGGTGCAACCCTTCCATGTACCTGCAAGTATACCTGCTTCTAACTGATCTCTTAATATCTGTTCACCATACTTTTCTATGAACTTTCTATATTCTGTTATCTGTTGTTTCCATGCCTGTATTGACTTACTACCTTTCTTAACTTTCCAAAAATCATCTATAAGAGTTTGTAAGTGTTGTAAATCTTCTGGTATTAATTTTTCTTGTTTTTCTTTTTTATTAATTTTTTCTTTTTGTTCTTTTCTTTCTAACTCTCTTTGTTCATCTACTTCATCAAATGCTTTAACCATTGTATGTGTATATGATGTCATATATTGTAATTCTTTGCATCTTGCTTTGTATGCATCTTCTAGCATAGAATTTAAAAATACTGTGGCTGTCATGTATTTGGGCTTTAACTCAAGTACTCTTGCTATAAGGTCTTGATCTAAAACTGGTCTAAAAATGCTCATAAATTGTACATAAAATGGTCAATATTTGTACATTAATTGAACATATACAAATGAGAAATACAACAGCACACTAGATACATTGAATTAAAACTTTACAAACACTATATATAATGTTATGTTTAGCACATAAAGTCTACTTTGCTATGTCCTGTACATTAGCTGACAAGAATAGACGTACAAAAATGCTAAGAAGTGAGTTAGCAGGGATAAATGACCCCTTTGAATTACTGGCAGAAGCGTTAGCTGATAATGAACGATTAAGACAGATTATTAACACCCATGATTGCCATAAGGGTAAACCATAGTTATACTAAGGCAAATATATAAAACAATTTGACAAAAGAAATAACAGCAGCCTTATGTAAGTTTATGACAGAGGTGGGTACAATCGTAGAAACTGAAACTGCAAAAATTCCTACAAGAAATGGTAGTGGTTTTGAATATAAATATGCTGACTTATCAAAAGTCCTTAAGGTTGTTAACCCTGCATTAGCTGATAATGGTTTATTTGTTTCTAACAGTACAAAAGTAGTTGATGGTCAAAATATTTTAGTTGTGAGTTTATTTCATACATCAGGAGAATCATTACCACCTAGTGAAATATTATTACCAAAAGGTAGTCAATCAAATGATTTATATAATATTGGCGGTGCATTAACTTATTTAAGAAGATATTTATTATTAGCTAAGTTAAATCTAAACGGAGGTATAGAAGATGATGATGGTGCTATATACAATAAAAAAGATAACGTAACACCTATAAACAAAAACAAGGCCGTAGGTATGCCAACCATTCTTGATAAAGATACAAGAGACCATTACCTTAAAAAAGTTGGTGAACTATATCTAAACAGTACTGATTTATATAAACAATTAACAGAAGCTATGTATGTAGAATATGGCTTTGATAAAACATCAGGTAAATTTAGCGATTACATACAAGAACCTAAACACGTAACATATATACAAACATGGTTAGATGCTTACGTAAATGACTAATGAACCTAACAAACCTCTCGAAACAAGACCTATTGGTGTGGCAGTATCTAATTGGAAAAATAGACATCTGGTATCTGCAAAGCTATCTACAGAAAACCATAAGAAGTTTCTTAAATATTGCAAAGATAATAACCTTAACTATTCATCAGGTATTAACAACCTGATTTCCAATTACTTATAAAAAAACAATGTTTAATGTTTCAGTTGCAGGGCGTCTTACAAAAGATGCTGAATATAAAAAAGCAGGTGCTTATGACATGGCAGCCTTCACAATAGCTGTATCACATGGGCGTGATAAAACTTCTTTTATAGATTGTCAGGTGTGGGGTAAAAAATTTGAATATATACTTAATGCCTACAAAAAAGGTTGTTTAGTTGCAGTATCAGGTCAGGGTGAATACAGAAAGTATGAAACAGATGATGGTGATGAAAAATACCAATTTAGATTAAATGTAGATCAGTTTGTATTTCCTGAGAAGCGTGAACAAACAACAGCAGCTACACTAGATACAGCTACTATTCCCTTCTAGATGGCTATAAGGTTAGATATAAAGTCACAACTACCACAGGCTACTAAGTGGACTAACCAACATACAAAACAGTTGCCCTTCTCTATAGCACAGGCTATTAATGCTTCTGTACAGGGGTCTAAGTTTATAGCAGGTAGTAAACAAAAGTCAGCACTAAACAGACTATCAGGGTCATCAAGGCGTTACCTAGATAGACCAAAGAAACAAACACAAAAAGGTTTTAGGGCAACAGTAGCAAGAAAGGCAACACTTACTTCTGTTATAAAAACTAAGGACAGACCTTATAACATGGGTAGATATATAGATCAAAATATATTTGGTGGTGATAGAAAACAAAAGTATGATGCGTTATTTGTTAAACATTCAACAGCTACAAACATTCCAGGCAATAGCGTATTAGTACCAACACAGGCTGTTAAGCGTGATAAGTATGGCAACATTACTAAGTCCACCATAAATAAAATAATTACTGCAGTTGGTACAAAGAATGTTAAAGGTAACAACATCTTTATAGGTAAACCAACAGGCGGTAACAGACCTGCAGGTGTATATAGAAGGGATAGAGGTAACAAACTTAAGGCATTATTTATTGCACAACCCAACGCAACTTACCCTGCAATATTCCCTGCTAAGAAAGAAGCAGAAGATGCGATACAAAAAACATTCGGCATATACCTACGTAGACAGTTACAGGTTAATGTTGCTAATAATCTGAAGCGTAAAGCCTAATGCCTTGCTACCACTAGGTTCTTTCTAGCTATATCTACGTGGGTCATCTGAAAG